GTAGAGTTCAGGATTTTACCGTTGGGAGAAAACCTACATACTTGGAATAAGAAGTCTTCGGTATCGTTATTCACGCGTTTCTTCTTATAATTAATTTCTTTTAATTGAACACCGACATAACCATGGACGAGTTGATTTTGGTCTTGTTTCGATAACCGCGCGTGCTTGAACCTCGTATCGAGATAATTTTTCAATGCGTGGAATGTCTCCTTCTTCGGTTTCGTCTTACACCAAATACGAAATTGGCCTTCCATGTTCGTCGATGACTCTTCAACATCGGACCTGACAATACACATTGCGTCGATAAACTCGGCGAACTTTTTGGTTTGCTCGTCCTCCGGCAATAACGTATTTTGGTAGACAGATTGTGTTTCTTCGGCGTGTCTTAATATGGACGTCTTTTGGCTATCCATGATGGCCTTCATCTCGTTCATTTCGATGGTTTGTTTCGTGATGGTGGCATTTTGTTGTTCGATTTGCTCTTTGAGGACGCGGTTTTCTTGTTGTAGTTCGTCGTTTTCCTTCATGATTCGGTTGAAGTTATCGATACTATACGTCTTAGAATGGATAATGTCCTTGATATATTTGGTGAGCTTTTCAATAGTGAAATAAGTGGCGTCATAGGCTATGATTTCGGTTTTCACTTTACAATCTACGGAGATGGTGCGGATTTGGCGCTTGATTTTGGGGTAGGCCTTGATGAGATTTTCGATTTCGACCTTGTTTTGGACGCGGAAGGCGGCGGTCAAAATGAAGTTGTCGTATACCTTGCGGTGATTTTGGACGCGGGTTGCCAAGTCGTTCGTATGGCCGAACTTGATGAGGTTTTCTTTGGCTGCGTTGGCGTTATCGATGGTGCCGAAATAGACGCACTCGGTGTTTACGGGGAATTGGGCGATAATGGCCTGCTCTACGGCGCGCTGCTTTTCTTTCTTCGTTTTTATAATAGCGTTTTCTTTTTCTGCTATGATAGTATCTTTCTGTTCTAATTGGAGACGCAATTCGTCAGTTTCTTCTTCTATGGTTTGGTGTAGCACTTCTTCCATTTTCATATAGTATTCGTGAATTTCGGCGGCCTTTTTGGTCTGGGCCTTCAAGCATAGAGATTTGAAGCATTTGATAGTCATTTTAATAATCTGGCGATTTTGGCCACCATACTGTTTAGGTTTTGGCGAATCTTCTTGAGGTGAAGAAGGGGGTGACGTTTCGGGCGTGACTATTTTATAATCTACATCAATGTTAAAATTACTTTCTAATGTCCTTATTGCGGTAAATTTTGCGGCAAATCCTAGCCATTTCCATATATCGTCCAAATCGACCACAAAATCTATATTCTTATCATAATTTAAATAGCAATAAAAACTGCTTACAAATAACTTCTGTTCAAAACCAGTAAAGGTTTCTTTTATTTTTAACAATAACTTATTGTTATAATCGCTAGATAGCCGAGTAATAGGGTTCTGTTCAATAAGATTAACGATGTTCAGCTCGTTCATCTTATTATAATTAAACTTGGCGTATTGCCTTTAAGTCCTTTTTTCGCTTATTACTTAAATTATTATTTTCGGAAAAAGCGAGTTTATGTTTTAGGCGCGAATAATACGGCATTTATTTCCTTTAAAACGTTGGATAAATCAAATGAACTAGTGTTTGGATTGTATCTAATTATTTTGTTTCCTAATGATTTTATGTAATCCTCTCTAATTTTCTCTAGTATTGGGTTTCTATCTTCGTGGTTATTTTCGTCGCATTCAACGACCAATTTATAATCAATGAAGTATAAATCCGCTCTGTATTTTCCGAATGCGTATTGCCGTTTTACATTTAAGATGTTATTATAAGAGTTTTCGATAAACCCTATAGTTTGATTTTCTATACACATTCCAATATTTACGTATTTCATTTGGTCACTTAAGTTCACAATATATCTATTGCGTAAATTAAATGTATTTTTCAATAGTTCGAATGCTTCTTCCGTGAGTTTATATGCGATTTTATTATGCCCTCCGTATTGTTTTTCTTTCAAAGAAGCTTTTTCGACTATATAATGGATATTTTCTCTATAATTTTTCTTTAAATGGTCTACTATATTAGTCTTTTGTTTTGTTAAATATAATAAGTCGTCCAAATCCTTGGTAAATTTGCTCATATTATAATTTATATTGGAATACTCTCTTTAAGTCATTTTTGCGCTTATTATTTTAATAATCGGTTTTATGAAAGCGGGTTGGGTGCGTTATTCTGCTATATAATTTATTGAAATATGCTCGCCATAATAGACGAATTGGGTGGTTTAAGAAAAGAATACTTGTAACTTTCGAATAACTTATTTCAAAACTAGGTATAATATTATAAATATTGGTTTGGGCAAATCCAAAGAAAGATGTCTTTCCATTATGCTTTGGTAGTTTTCATCCAAATTATAAAAAATGAACTCTCAGGTAGGAAACGTGGAAATTATTTCAAAAACCGCTTTCGAAAACTGAAATCGGGGTGTCATACCATTATGCTTTGATATTTTTCGCCCAAATTATAAAAATAAACTCTCGGGTAGGAAACATGGAAATTATTTCAAAACTCGCTTCACCCAAATGTGAAGTAAGTTTCGCTCCATTATGCTTTGGTAATTTTCGTCCAAATTATCAAAACGGTTTCTCAGTAAGGACACCTCCTCCTCACCATTTATTCTTCTTCACATTTATCGCCGGCCCGCTCCTCTTCTTAGCTTTACTCGGGTCATATGCTTCGTCTTCGTCGTCGGACCCCATATTTTTCGAAATTTCCCAGAATTCTTTAGCTCCCAACCTGAAATTGGGGTGGTCTTGTGCCTTATACCAGAATATTTGGTCATTTAATTTATTGGACTTTGCGTTATTATTTATGACCAAACACTCAAAATTCTCGGTTGTCTGGTCCATGACAGCACAAAAGGACTCGAGAGTGGGAAACATACTCGCATAATTCTCCCAGATTCTTTTGCGATTTGCCAAATATGGTTCACGGAGAATAAAAACGTAGTCGATATTGGTGCGGAGATTTGGAGGAATGCCTAACGGATATTGCATTGTGATGATTAGCATGACCTTCCAATGCCTACCATTCATAAATAGTAGACGCATCATCTTATCGCGTGTCCATGATTGGTCATACAAGCAATCATCTAAAATAACGAAAGTCCTGGGGTCGATGGTAGTTCTATGATAGGTTTCAATCTCCTTATTGACCTGTTTTAATACCATTTTCTGTCTCCTTAAAACGTTCTCGATTAACACGGTATTATACTCGTCGTGAATAAACAATTTCGGAACATGGGATGAATAAAAGCCGTTGCCTGCCTCAGTCCCCGAAATAACGGTCCCGATAGGGACGTCTTGATGATAAAATAATAAATCTCTTACTAAATAAGACTTACCTGTATCACGGCGACCAATGAGAACCACGACAGGGCCTTTGTTTTCGTCGGGCTTAAATGTAATCGAACGCATATCAAACTTTTTCAGCTCCAATGTCATTTAGAAACTAATATAGTATAGGAATATTTGGTCTACACGTAATCCTACGAAGCAGGGAACCTACGGTTCCCTTGCGAACCCTCCCTTTTCTGGACAGGATTCACAATATTCCCTTTATGAATGAGCTCGCGAGGAACTCAAAGATAACTTACAGTTTCCTCAAAGGTTGATGTCGAGAAGCGGTCTCTGATCCCTCGTTCGTAGACATATAATTTAATATACAAATGACTTATACTCTTCATGACCTTTCTTCAATATACGACACCGCCATCTTTAGACATTTCTACTTTGGAAAAGGATTATGTATCCAACGAAGAAGAGGCAGACCATTCTTATAATCCCTTCCGACTCGAGAACTTTCAGAGGTATCAACCTATTTATAGTAAGTTTTTCGCGTTGACCGAAACCAATTACAACGAAGTAGCACTAAACCATAAATTTCATATTCGCGATATGAGCACGGTTCTCGATTTAGCTGAGAATAAAACCCAAACCCACCCTATTTTTATCAAATACTCCCCCTTATTGGACCCCCTCCGCTATTTAATCGGGAAATATTCTTCTTCCGATAAAACCATTCGTGTGTTACCTAGTCTGAGTTCCGCAGGAAGCCACCCAAAACTAACGGACTCTAATAACGCCTCTTATACCGATAATTTCTTCTCTTTCCTCACAAGTAAATTATTAAACGAACATGGTATGGTAAACTGTATAGACTATTATGGGTCTTATTTAGGTGTCCAAAACAAATTCAAGATGAACATCGCCGACGATTTGGATTATTTAATGGGGTCCACTTACTTTATCGAAAATAAAAATAAAGTATACTCCATGAATACCGCGAATGAAGACGAATTCGCCAATTTTGGCTCAAGAACCAACAAACAGAGATTACGTATTTCATCCTCGGATATACATAACATATCCATCACGAATCTTTCGGTAGAGGAAATGGATGTATCATGTGATTTAGAAGCCGAAGAAATCGTGTATGAAAATAACAAGGATGGGACTAGCGCAAGTGAAAGTGAAAGCGATTCCGAGTCAAGTGCTAGCGATAGCGGGGCCAGTGAAGAGTCCAGTGATAGCGAGTCCAGTGATAATGAAGAAGGGTCCTGCGATAACTCTGATGAAAATAAGTCTGGTTCCAATAGTGGAAGCGAAGGGTCATGGGAAACCGAAT